TGCGATGGCTTACACCAAACAGGTTAAAGCTGCTGCCGTATTGAACAACGGCTTCAACTCTGCCTATCTTGGTGGTGATGGCTCTCCTTTGTTTGCCACTAACCATTCTTTGGTTAACGGCGGTACAAATGCCAATACGCCCACTACACAAGCTGACTTGAATGAAACCTCTCTTGAGAGCGCAGTTATTCAAATCGCCGCTTGGACAGATGAGCGTGGTCTTTTGATCGCTGCTAAACCCAAGAAGTTGATTGTTCCTCCATCACTCCAGTTCGTTGCAACTCGTTTGCTCGAAACAAAACTGCGTGTTGGTACAAACAACAACGACATCAACGCTATCGAGAATAATGGTTCAATCCCCGAGGGTTACACCATTAATCACTTCTTGACAGACGTTAATGCTTGGTTCTTGACAACAGACGTACCTAATGGTATGAAGCATTTCGAGCGCACCCCCTTGCAAAATAGCATGGACGGTGATTTCGATACAGGTAACGTTCGCTACAAGGCTAGAGAGCGTTATTCATTTGGATGGTCTGATCCCCTCGGTATGTGGGGTTCTTCAGGTTCATTCTGATGAAAAAAGGGGGCTAAAAACCCCCTTTTTTTATTGACCACGTTTAAATTAAATGGTATAAACGTATAACTGGGTGTTTAAACCTTGCCACCACTGCCCCAGCAGATGATGCAACAATCGGCAAGGTATCTTTTGCATAAGGATTTATCATGGCTCGTAGTACATTTGAAGGCCCAATTCTTCAGGGTAACAATCGTTTTGGCGCACTGCGTAACGTAGGTTATGTAGAGAGCGTTCAATCTCTTTATTTTGATTTGACAAATACAACTGCTTACACTGCTGGATACTCCGGTGGTAATCAGCAATTTGTTACATCCAACGGCATTCCTAATGCTCCTGCGACTGTTTACACATCATCATCTTCTGTGTATCCACCCACCGCAGCGACAATTACTGCTGATACAGCTACAATCATTTATCGTGGTGGTGTTGTATATGTTCCTTATGGGTCAATCATCCGTGACATCATTGTTGATATCCCCGCAGTTCAAACCTTGACAACCGGTACAGTTACTGGCATGGAAGTATTGGTAAGCAATGGCTTCACTGCTTCTGGTGGTACAGCTAAATATGCTGCATTAGGATCTTCTAGTACAACCTTTACTGCTGGCCGTCAAAGCTTGACATCCGAGTATTCAGTAACTCAATTGAGCAATCTTTTGGCAGGAACAACAGGTGATATCACTAATCCTACAGGTTCAAATACTGACACCAATGGTTCTTTGGTATCACAAATTGTTGTGACATTGGCTACTAACGTTTCTGGCGCTAACGGTGCTGTTCCATTTACTGCTGGTAAATACAACATTATCATCCGTTACACACAAGCTGATCCCAATATTGGTAACTCTACAACTTACCCATACGGCAACTTCGATTAATGAATAGGGGCTACGGCCCCTTTCTTTAAACATTTTTTTGGAGTTATTATGTCGTTAAGTCTTGGTCTAATTAATTTTTTTAGCGGTGGTCAGCAAACTGGCGGCCTAGGCCCTCAATCTCCAACAACACCTTTGGTTGGTATTGATGGATCTGCTCAGTTTTTAGCGCCTCAGCGTCTGCGTGATGTTGTTGGTAAGCTAAAAGTTAGTCAATCACAAAATATTTATGATGCTGACTTTGAGTATGGCGTACAACCTTTGCGTTGGGAAAACGTCATTAACAATGCATCAGGTCAAGCATCAATTGTGCAAAACCCCGGTCTTGGTGGCGTAACCATGACCATCGGAGGTGCTGCATCTCCCGGCGATATCACCATTCGTCAATCTCGCCCTTATCATCGTTACCAGCCCGGTAAAACCTTTTACATGGCATCCAATGTTAACTTTGGTGCTTCAGTAAGCGGTCAATTCCAACGTGTTGGCATCTTTGATGATTCAAACGGCATATTCTTTATGCAGTCTGGTACTGGTGGAGGCACTGTAAATCCATATGGTATGAGCGTTGTTATACGTTCAGACTCAGGTGGTTTACCTGTAGATACAGTATTTCCTGCTGATCAATGGAATGGAAACCAAAAAATCCGTGATGCTTTGAACTGGAATTTGGTTCAAATGATATGGATGGAGTATGCATGGTATGGCGCAGGTGCATGCCGTTGGGGTGTTGTGATTGATGGCGAGCCGTGGGTTCTTCATCAAGTTGGAACAGGTAATGGCTTGCTTAATAAAACAGCCGGTGCTAATTCTCCTCAAACAACTCCGTGGAGCCGTACAGGTAACTTGCCAGTACGTTACGAGCAAAGAGACAATGGAACGGGTGCTCCTTCAGTAATGACTCACTACGGTGTTTCAGTATTGATTGAAGGTTCAATTGATAGACAGCGTGGATTTACCTATTCATATGGTAATGATGCTAAAACGCAGACTAGATCGCCATCTACTGCTATTACTCGCTATCCTGCAATGTCTTTCCGTATGAGAGCTGTAGGTACAGATCAGTTTGATCAAACAAATGCAGCCATTTCTAGTGGTACAAATAGCACTTTGACTATTGGATCTAGCGGTGCTACACCAGCTATTAACTCTGTTGTTGGTCAAGCAAACAATGGACAAGCATTATTAACTTTTGCATCAGCTCATGGTTATGCCGTGACTAATACTGCACAAGCTAACAATCCTGCTCAGTACATTACGCTTAGCTCTTTTACTGAAGTTGGCACATCTACTACTGGTAACTATAGTGCTGCTGGCACTACATTGACTATTACTGCCGCAGCTTCTGGGGTATTCCAAGCTGGAGCAGTTTTATCTGGTACTGGTACAGTTGCAGGTAGTACAATTGTTCAGCAGTTGACTTCAACAGCAACCGCAGCTACAACAACTACGGCAGCTAACGTAGCCGCAGGTGCAAACATTATTCCAATCACTTCAGCATCTAGCGTTGTAATTGGTCAAATTGTTTCTGCTACTGGAATTCCTGCTGGCGCTTATGTTCAACAGATCAATGGAACAACCATTGTGATGTCTGCATTTACGACTGCTGCAATTACAAGTGGAACAAGCATTTCATTTGGAACACCCGGTGTAGCTGGTACTTATCAAATGAGTTCAGCGCAAGGTACTTTGTCTGGAACTTTAACTGCCACGACAACATATGCCGCCCAAACTTGGCTGATCCAAAATATCCCAAGCACAACTACAATGGTATTGCCAATCATTCTCCAGAATGGTGTAACGGCTACTACCAATCCAACAGCAACCTACTGGGGTGTGAATCAGTTTGTTGGCAAGTTTGTTTACTACCAAGCAAGCATGCCTTCAGTCAGCACTATCAGTAATCCTGCTAGTTCTACTATTGCTGGCTTGACAAACTACACATCTACAATCACGTTTAGCTCTGCTCATAACTTAAAGCAAGGTGATGTGATCTATATTAGCGGAGCCACACCTGCTGGTATGAATGGTATTTTCTCCGTTAATACTGTTTATAGTGCTGGAGTTGCTTCTACAACAGCAATTTCAGTTAACTGGGGTAATGTAAACCCCGGTAACTATAGTTCTGGTGCTACGATTGTTTCTCCTTATACCGCAAGGATTACGTCAAACACCGTAAGCACTATTACATTCCAAGATATTGTTACTGGCTTGCCAATGGCAAATGCTCCTGCATCAGGTAACAACTACCAAATTGGATTGATTGATCGTGGTCAGTTACTGCCACAAACTTTGCTATTGAACTCTTCACAAACTTGTTTGGTTGAGTTGATCTCTAGCACTCCCACTAATCAGCTATCTTTGTCTCAGGCAAACTTTGTACCTTTGAACACATTGGGTTCATATAACTCGTTTGCTGAACAAGATTTGACTGCTACATCATTGTCTGGCGGTGAGGTTGTGTATGCATTCTCAACCCCTCCTAATGGTTTGCAACAGCTTGATTTGACCAACTTCTTCCCTGTTCTTACAAACGTAAGAGGTAACGTAGCTGACATTTTGACGGTTGCGGTTACTTGTTCAAATAGCAGTGGTGTAAATCTTCAGATCAACGTAGTTTGTCAGGAAGCGATGGCTTAATATGGCTAAATCTCCAGCATGGCAGCGCAAAGAAGGGAAGAATCCGAACGGCGGTTTAAACGCCAAAGGCCGGGCATCCGCAAAGAAGGAGGGGATGAGTTTAAAACCTCCCCAACCCGAGGGCGGATCAAGGAAGGATTCTTTCTGCGCCAGAATGACGGGCATGAAGAAGAAACTAACATCAGAAAAGACAGCAAAAGATCCGAATAGTCGGATTAATAAGTCTTTAAGAGCTTGGAACTGCTAAATGGACATGATGATATGGAATGCGGGTCTCTCCTTTCTTGTCGGAGTTTTAGGTTGGGTATTGAGAGAGAAATCCGCAGAATTGCAACGGGTAACTATTCTTTTAAACAAGACTCGGGAAGAGATTGCCAAAGAATATGTGACAAAAGTAGAAGTCCATGCAGATATAAACAGAGTTCTGGATCGTTTGGACAGGTTGGAAGGAAAGATTGACAGGCTAATGGAGATTAAACATGCCATCAACTAGTGCAAAACAACATAATTTCATGGAGGCGGTGGCACATAACCCAACGTTCGCCAAGAAAGCAGGAGTTCCACAGAGCGTGGGGCAGGATTTTAGTAAAGCCGATAAAGGCAAAACGTTTAAACAGGGTGGATCTATGAAAGAGTCAAAAGGAATGGAAATGCGTCAAGCTAAACAGCTTGAGAAAATTGCTAAAGAAGAGCGTGAAGAAGCCAAAGGCATGAAAAAAGGCGGAAAAGCCTATGCCAAAGGTGGAAGCATTAAGGAAGCTCGTATGGAGCCTTCAAAAATGCAAAAAGGCGGTGACTTGAAAAAAGGTAACCGTGCTCATGGTGAACATGCTATTCAAGAAAAAGGCCATACCCGTGCAATGATGCCAAAAATGTCAGGTAGCACAACAGGTATGAAGCGTGGCGGTTCTGCAAGAAGTAGATAAGGAGTTATTATGAAAAACGATCACATGCCAATTATTCCTCACGGAAAAGCCCCTCATGACACCAAGCATGAGATGATGAATGAAGCTGTTATGGAGCACTCTGCTGGTGGCCATAAGCATCATTCAGAACACTACAAAGCACATTCTGCTGGTCATAAACTTCATCATGACCATGTTAAAGCAATGTGTGGTGGTGGTTACGCCAAGTAAGGAGCTATCATGGCTAATCTAGCAATTCCAGCATTGTTGGGCCTAGCATCTTATATGACTAGGAACAAACAGCAACCTGATCAAGCCACACCCAATCGTACTGATATGAGCCAAGTTATTGGCGCAAATCAAGACAGTGAGGATATGGAAAGAGGTCAAGGTATGAATACTTCTGCCGCACAACCTGCGGCACAAGCAATGAATGCAGATCAAAACCAATCGCAAGCTGAAACAACCCGATTGATGGGGCAAGATCAAAACGCTACCGGAACTCCTGTAGCTCCTAGCGTCATGACTCAAAAGAATCCATCGTTTAAACAAGCTTTTGCTGCTGCTAGATTGGCCGGTGATAAAACTTTTACTTGGAATGGTAAGCCATATACAACTGAGATGGCTGGAACCACTTCTACTAAAGTTACGCCAACTGTAAATCCTGCTGATGCAGAAGCTGGCGCATCACGTGGCAGGAGAGGATCTGCCACTCCAACAACAACAGAATCTAAAGAATTGCCTGCTGATGATGATTTTACAAAATCAACTCAGTACACCCTTTATCCTCCAGAAGTAAGAGCTAAATACAGAAAAGAACATGGTTTAGCTCCTGAAGCTCCAGCCAAGAGAAACCCAAGAACTGGGAAAGAAATGGCTAAAGGCGGCAAAGTTAAAAAATTTGCTAAAGGTGGCAGTGTTTCTTCTCGTGGCGATGGTATAGCTAAAAAAGGTTATACAAAAGGCAGAATGATATGATGCCAAGCAGAGGAATGGGTGACATCAACCCGTCAAAAATGCCGGGTAAAAAGACGATACATCGTAAGGATAGCCCTGATGATGTATCTCTTTATGCAGAAGGCGGGGAAGTTTGGGATACCCCAAATCCTGCCAAAAAGCATAAGAAATTAAGCCCTAGCAAGAAAGCCGCAGCTAAAGCCGCAGCTAAAAAGGCGGGTAGACCCTACCCAAATCTAATTGATAACATGAGGATGTCAAAATGAGTTTACTTAAACGCTTGGAAGAAGAAGCTGAATTTTTACTTGAAGAGTTGAAAATTAGAGCCATGCATCACAAAAGAGATAACGGTCATGTTCCTGACCTTATCACTGAGATGATTAGCCACTTGGAAAAGCATGTTGTAGAAACCACTCCAGTACCTGCTGATGCAACCGTTGAAGCACCTACCCACGCTGTAGTTGCTGCTCCTGTTGAAGCCACTCCTACTGTAACGGTAACAGATGCAACTCCTGCTAAACCCGCTCCTGTTGTTGATGTTGCTCCTGCTACTTCTGTGGTGGATACGCCAGCAGTAACTAGTGATACAAAATGACCACTTCCGGCAAAACTTCATTCGACCTTGACTTCACAGAAATAGCTGAGGAAGCATGGGAACGTGCCGGTCGTGAGTTAAGGACAGGGTATGACTTACGTACAGCACGTAGGTCAATGAACCTTCTGACCATCGAATGGCAGAATCGTGGGTTGGATATGTGGACGTTTGATCAGGGGACAATTACCCTGACTCAAGGTTTAAACACATATCCTTTACCTACCGACACAATTGACTTGCTGGATCAAGTCATCCGCACAAGCGCAAACCAACAGAATAACCAAGCTGACTTGACCATTACAAGGATCAGCATCAGCACATACGCAACCATTCCAAATAAATTGACTCAGGCTAGGCCCATTCAAGTATGGGTACAGCGTGGGTCAGGCGAATTGTCTCCTGTCTATGACAACTCAAACACGCAGATTACCCTTGCAAGCGCAATAGGTACTACAGATACGACTTTGACATTGAGTTCAACTGTTAATTTGCCTGCAAATGGATATATCCAGTTAGATTCAGAGACCATCTATTACAACTATATATCAGGGAATACCCTTAACAATTGTTTTAGAGCACAAAACAATACCACTGCGGCTTCGCATGCATCTACGACTAAGGTTTACTTGCAACGTTTGCCAGCCGTGACAGTTTGGCCTACCCCTGATGGTTCTACAACTTACACCTTTGCCTACTGGAGAATGAGGCGCATCCAAGATGCTGGGTTCGGCGTAGAAACGTCAGACATGACATTTAGGTTCCTACCTGCATTGGTGGCTGGTTTAGCGTTTTACATTGCAACCAAAACCCCAGAATTGCAAGCTAGGATTGATATGCTCAAAGCTCAATATGAAGAGCAAATGACCATCGCAGCCGGTGAGGATAGAGAAAAAGCCGCAGTTAGATTCGTACCCCGTCAGATGTTCATTGGAGGGGGTGGAGTGTAATGGGTAATCGTTTTGCATCCGGCAAATATTCGATTGCTGAGTGTGATCGATGTGGTCAAAGGTACAAATTAAAACAGTTGAAATATGAGGTTATTAAGACTAAACTATACCAATTGAAAGTTTGTGATGAATGTTGGGATCCTGACCATCCGCAGCTTCAATTGGGTATGTATCCAGTTGATGATCCGCAAGCGGTTAGGCAACCAAGACCAGACATTACGTATGAAACAGCAGGAACGACTGGGTTACACATTGACACAGCCAATCCAAATGATTATACGGTTCAAGGTCAAGGTTCACCATCGGGCGGTTCAAGGGATACACAATGGGGATGGAACCCTGTTGGCGGGGCAAGTAATTTTGATATCAAGCTAACACCAAACAATTTGGTGGCTATAGCGGCAGTTGGAACGGTAACGATCACTTCATCTTAGGAGATTAACATGGATCGCAAAGAAGTCACAAAAATCGCAGATCAAGTTGCGAAAAAAGAAGTCAAAGGTCATGAAAGACGCATGCACCCCGGCGGCAAAAAAATGGCTAAGGGTGGCAAAGTCGGTGGTGTATCTGGTGAGTCAATGAAAGCTGAAGGCCGTAACATGGCTCGTGCTAACTATCAAGGATAAAATCATGGCTAAATATTCTCATAAAAGCATGGGTAAAGAAAATGGCCCAGCAGAAGTTTACGCAGAACCTCACACAATGAAAGGCGCAAAGCTTGACATTGAGGATGATGTTGGTTTGCCCGTCAAAATGCCTACACGTAAAAATTGGACACCTTTAAATGGTACTGTTTCAATTGGACATAACGATGAGGTAAAGACAACTGGTATCGTTGTTCGTGGAACAGGTAACCAGACCAAAGGCAAAATGGCTAGAGGCGTGATGGCATAATGTTTTACAGTGATCTAGTCACCGCAGTAAATGATTACGTAGAAAACAATTTCCCTACGGCTGACCTCAATCGGATGATTGAGCAGACTGAACAACGCATATACAACAGCGTTCAGATTCAGGAATTAAGAAAGAACGTCACAGGAACATTGACAGCAGGTAATCAATACTTGGCTGCACCGTTTGATTTTCTTTCTACTTACTCGTTGGCTATTTATCCTGCAACAGGAACGACAGGTAACTTTCAATATTTGATTAACAAAGATGTTAACTATATAAGGGAAGCTTATCCTAATCCTAATTCAACAGGACAGCCTAAGTATTACGCTATCTTTGGCCCTAATTCAACCAATATGAATGAGTTGACATTCATTGTTGGGCCAACGCCAGACTCTGCATATAACGCAGAATTGCATTATTTCTACTATCCAGACTCAATTATTCAAGCTGCAATTAGCTCAATCAGCATTGGGAATGGTGGATCAGGATATACAAATGGTACTTACTACAACGCTACTCTTACTGGCGGTACTGGGAACAGTGCTTCTGCCACTATTGTTGTTTCAGGCGGGGTGGTAACTTCAATATCTCTAGTGGATAAAGGATGCTATTTTGTTGTTGGAGACCAATTGACTTGTTCTGCAATAGGTTCTGGCACAGGATTTTATGCAACAGTCAATGCAATAACCAACGCAGGTGGAGAGACTTGGCTAGGCGACAACTTTGATTCTGCGCTTTTGAATGGCACTTTGTATGAGGCCATTACGTATATCAAAGGCGAACAGGACATGGTTGCCTTGTATAAGAGTAGATATGTTGAATCAATCACTCTTCTTAAGAACTTGGGTGATGGTAAACAACGTGGTGATGCTTACCGTGATGGTCAGGTTAAGGTACAAGTATCATGAGTATTGTACAAACGCAGACCACATCGTTTAAATCTGAAGTCTATCAGGCTGTGCATAACCTGTTGACAGATACTTTGTACATGGCTTTGTACACCGGGTATGCAAATTTAAACGCAGCAACCACTGTTTACACGCCTACAAATGAAATAACAGGAACAGGATACACGGCGGGTGGCATACAAGTCACAGGGGCGACCATTGCCACGCAGGATTACACAGCTTACGTCAATTTTAACAATGTGGTTTGGCCTAACTCTCAAATCACCGCACGTTGTGCATTGTTATATAACGTAAGTAAAGGCAATAAATCAATTGCAGTCATTGATTTTGGATCAGACAAGACAATGTTAAATTTCACCATTACAATGCCAGCTAACACGGCAACAGCGGCATTAATTCGCAGTTCTAACTAAGGAGTCATTATGACAAACGAAACTCAAGGATGCGGAGATTACGCAGTCGCTACTCTCCAAACAAACGCTAAAGTGCCAGAAGGCATGGGCATTGAAGGCTGGTATCACGTTGTTTGCCAAGACAAAGATGGTAATCTTAAATGGGAAGAAAAGTTTCCTAACTTGGTAGTAGCTGTAGGTAAGCAATTGATGCTTGATACTCTTCTTAGAGGCAGCTCTTACACAGTTGTTGGCCCATATTTGGGTTTGACAAATGCCAGCTTGACACCTGCTGCAACAGATACCATGACCACATTGGTTGGTGGCGGCAAAGAATTTACAGCTTACACGGTTGGCGGTTCTGCAGTGCGTGGTACGGCTGTATTTGCATCATCTACATCCACAGGATCTACACCATCTAACGTAACATCAAGTACTGCTACGGCAATTACTTATACAATCACTGGTTCTGGCGGTACAATTTACGGTTGTTTCTTGGTAACAGGAACTGGAGCTGTTAGTACACAAAGTTCAACTGGTGGAGTTTTGTATTCTGAAGGTAATTTTGGTACAGCTAAAACCACAACTGCTGGCGATACCGTATCTGTTACTTACAGTACGACCGCCACATCTTGATAGATGTTTGGGTTATCCGCCTTTGCTCAATCCCCGTTCGCAGCAACGGGTAGTAATTCTTACGCTTTTTCAATTGCAGAGAATTCAGGGCTGGCGGATAGTAGTACGCAGTCATATGCATATGTTTATTCAATTGCAGAAGCGGTAACTTCCAACAATACAGATTCTGAAATTGATGTTTTCTATGATGGAATTGTAGAAGGATTAACAAGCGCAGACACCCCCACTGCAAGCGCAGGGTTCTACTTTACTGATACAGAAAGCAGCACCATAGGGGATTCAGAGTCCATACTGGCGCAATTCAATGTTTCTGATACCGAAAACCTAACGCCCGGGGATTCTGCAACTCTTTCATCTCAGTACACGTTTACGGATACTGAAAACTTTGGCGCAGCAGATACCCCAACCATTAATGCACAATTTAGCGTTTCTGATACAGAAGGGGCAACGCTGGCGGATACTCCAACCCTTAAAGCAGGGTTTGTATTAACAGATACCGAAGGCATAAGTTCTGGGGATTCTGCGGCTATTACAGCGGCATTTTTGGAAAGCATTGCTGAGAATCTAAACTCTGCAGATACTAGCACGGCTGGTTTGGTGGTTTTGTTTACCATCACAGAAAATGCAGGGATAGCCAATACACAGACCATATCTGCCCAATTTTTGCTTTCATTGATTGAAAATTCTGGATTGGCTGACAGCGAATCAACACAAGCTGGATTTGTTGAAAGTATTGTAGAAAACCTGATTGCGAAAGACTCTAATGTTTTGGTTGGTTGGTTTTTAATTAATGACAGCCAGACACCAAACTGGCAAAATATCAATGATGCCCAGACACCAGTGTGGACATTGATACCAACGCAAGGATAAAAAATGGCTCTTCAAGTTGCTGATAGAGTACAGGTAACAAGTTCAACGTACACCACCAGTAGTTTTACGTTGGGCTCTGCTGTCACTGGGTTTCAAGGTTTTTCTGCCCTGACAAACGGAAACACAACCTATTACGCTGCTACAGATTCAAGTGGCAACTGGGAAGTTGGGTATGGCGCATACACATCTGCAACACCTTCTCTTGCTCGCACAACCATTTTGGCTTCTAGTAATTCTGGAAGCGTAGTAAGTTTTAGCGGTACAGTAAACATATTTATTACCTACCCAGCAGAAAAAGTTATTATCCAAGATGCAAACGGAAACGCCACAGTAAATTTGCTCTATGAAGGCTTTAGTAATGTAGCGGCCGCTGGAACAACCACTGTTTTAACAGCCTCATCAACACCAAATTGGGTTGTAACAGGGTCAGGCGGTCAGACCTATCAATTGCCCGATGCAACAACATTAAGTCCCGGAATTCTTTATACATTCAACAACAACCAATCTTCTGGAACAATTGTTGTTAAAAACAGTTCAAGCACAACAATAGCCACGATTCAATCTGGCGGGTTTGTGACTATTATTTTGTTAACAAATGGGTCTGCTGCTGGATCGTGGGATTACCATGCCAACATACCTTCTGGTACTTCTTGGTCAACAAATACTCTGAGTACAGGCTCTGCGATTACCTCAACGCAAGCTGTAACTGGAAATACTCTCATATCTACGGTTGCAACAGGAACTGCGCCTTTTACGGTAACTAGTACCACTCAAGTTGCCAACTTAAATGCAGCCACCGCAGGAAGCGCAGGTTCTGTAACCAATGCTTTAACGCTTAACAACAGTGGTACAGGCGCGGCATCGGGTACAACTTACAACGGTAGCAGTGCTATCACTGTTTCCTACAACACGGTTGGAGCATCTCCAGTTGCTGGCTCATCTAGCATTGTTACTTTGGGTATAGTCACCACAGGTACTTGGAATGCCAACACAATTGCAGTTGGATATGGAGGTACTGGGGTTACCACAACCCCAACAAATGGACAATTACTGATTGGTAATGGAACCAATTACACTGTAGCAAGTCTTGGAACTAGTACAGGTATAAGCACAACGGTTGGATCTGGCACGCTTACCATCAACAATACCGGAGTAACATCTAATGTAGCTGGAACGGGAATTTCCGTATCAGGTTCTACAGGGGCAGTAACAATCACTAACACAGGCGTTACATCTGCTGTAGCCGGAACAGGTATTTCTGTTAGTGGATCAACAGGCGCTGTAACCTTTACAAACAGCGGCGTTACTTCATTAACAGGTACAAGTAATCAAATATCAGTTTCTGGTTCAACAGGCTCTGTGACCCTATCTACTCCACAAAGTATTGGTACAGGATCAAGTGTTCAATTTGGATCATTTGGAGTTGGTACTGCGGCTTCAGGTACAACGGGTGAGATCAGGGCTACAAATAACGTCACAGCTTATTATTCTTCTGACAGAAAGTTCAAGGAAAATATTCATGATGTGCCCGATGCTTTGGAAATTGTCTGCGCTATTGGTTCTAAGATATTTGATTGGAATGATGAATATCTTACAAGTCACGGCGGTGAGGATGGATATTTCATCCGCAAGTCTGACTTTGGTGTGATTGCCCAAGATGTTGAAAAGGTGTTTTCTAAAGCAGTCAGGACTAGGCCAGATGGGTCACTTGCGGTAGACTATGAGAAATTAAGTACATTGGCTTTTGGTGCTATTGCCCAATTGCTAAAACGTGTTGAAGCATTGGAGAATAAATAATGTCAGCCAATACTGTTCTATTGGGTTTAAACCAACCAACTACCGGCGGTGATTCTGGTATTTGGGGGGATGAAGTAAACAATGGATTTACTGCGCTTGTTGATATTTCTGTTGCAGGGACTAACAATCTAACCGCAGATGGGGATATAACATTAGCTGTATCCAATGGTACAAACACTTCCACTTTTGCAACCACAGGAACAAACTCCACAGTTGCTCAATATTATGTTTTGAACTGTAGTGGATCAAGAACTGCAGCAAGAAATATTATTGTTCCAACAACAAGTAAAACTTATGTAGTAATTAATAACACCACAGGTGGTTATGCGGTTACAGTTAAGAAGAGCGGTGGTACAGGTGTATCAGTAGCAAACGGGGAAACTGCGCTTGTTTACTACAACTCAACTACAGGTGATGTGGTAAAGGTAACAACCAATACATACACATCCGGGGCATCCATTCTTTATGGAAATAACGCAGGTGGATTTAGCAATGTAACAATTGGGTCGGGGTTATCATTTTCTGGCGGCACATTATCTTCTACTGTTTCCCCCGGCACAGGTACAGTGACATCTGTTTCAGGTACAGGAACTGTAAACGGCTTAACTCTTTCTGGAACAGTCACAACTTCCGGTAATATTACATTGAGCGGGAATGTAAACAGTATCACAACCGCAGATTTTTCAGTTCTTGAATCTGGCGGTAAGCTTGTCATAAAATACGGCGGAACAACGCTATTCAGTATTGACAGCAGTGGTAACATGACTACTATTGCAAACGTAACAGCATACGGTACACCATAA